ATCAAAATAACTATTAATTGCAGCAATTACTGAAGTTTTAACTTCGTTATCGCTAACAAATACATTAGGATTCTTTACCACTTTAAACGTAGCTCTTAAATTCTCTTCGGCCTTAGCACCAAACAAAGGCTTGAAACTAGCCGGATTTACTATAATAGTGTCGCTGATACTTTTAACATCGTCTAGCCCCTGGTATTCTTGATTTAACTGTTCGGTGGTGGGCTTTTCAGGCTCAACAGTAACATCTGACGTATCCCTTAACCAAGCAAAATACTCCTGACTATATGCTCTTGTTAATACATACAAATCAACAATATTTGTAGTACTGGGGTCGATTCTTCGATAATCAGGGCTGTTATGCTGGTATTGGAAATATATGCCCTGTCTTCCTATATTGTAAACATAGTTAGATTTTTCAACTAATACTCGAACCGAATTAATTAGTTCGAGTTGATAAAATTTATTCTCGCCGGTAGCATAAAACAATTGCCCTGCTTTAAATATACTTTTATTTGCTTCAATTTCAGTTAAGCTCGAATAACTCATCGAAACTGTACTGTTGTCAACTAATACTCGATCAATATTGTTATCGTAACCCGATACTAATTCAAAGAAAACTTTATTTTGTGTGATTACATTATCTGCAACTATTTCATCAAACAAATAGGGATTATCAGGTATACTATCGTTATCTAAATCGGCGTAGGTTACTAAAACTTTTTTAGGATTCTGGTAACCATCAATTTCAACAACTGAATCATAGATGTTCCAAATCATATTATTTTGATAGGTTCCATTGGTCAATGGATTTCGATTAATTCTTAGAACATTGATTTGATCTTTGATTATGGATGCTGTTTTAGTGTCAAACACACGAACATTTCGATCAAAGAAGAAATTAGTTTCTCTTTCACTTTCAAAATAATAGAATAAACTACGGAATTTAACTCGATATACACCGGACTGATTTTCAAATGCTATTAACCAATTAGCTGTTGAACTGGTACGATCAAACTCAGCATTGACGTTAATTGATGTATCAATTGCCCACACCCCGTCGGTTAACACTAAACCAAAAGTGTTTGATGCTATTAGATTAGTTTTAATGCTTTCGATTAATGTTGTTAGATTATTGTTAAAAGACAAAATACTATTAGATATTATAGCACCAGTGGGTAAATTGTTGTTTAAATAAACAGCACCCAATCCATTGGTTCTTATACCAGTACTGGCATTTCCTAATCCGCTATTATCAACATTGTTTACGATCACATAAAAATAAGTTCTTTCTTGATCGTAACTAGGAGTTCCATCAACTAAAATGTTTTGAGCATTGAAATATTTGCCTGCCGGTGCTGTTACTTTTAAAATACTGCCCGGCTTAATCATATCATACAAACCAGACCCAATGGTCTGTGGTGTAGGCGTAGCTACATTTGGATTAGTAGTAAAATAGCCGGTATTTAAATTAGCTCCTTGGCTAACACTTTTCCAATATAACGTTGCCGGTACGGTACTGATTGGATAATTTTCGTAATAGAAATGCAATACCTCAGGACGAGAAACATAGGGAAATATAGTGTTTCTCAGTATTCCATCAAGATCAGTTGAATAGGTAAAACTAAATGTCTGTGTTTGAATGCCAGGACTTTTATACAAAATTCCGTCTTGTGCAAAGATATTAGTTCTTGAATACTTACCCGACGCATCAACCATGTCCAAAAATCTACTGATTCCACTGCTGGTTCTATTAACGGCTTTAACTTTAACAATACTGGAATATGCAGTATAAGGATAGATATTGTAATCTTCGCCGCTGATCATCCGACTCAATGTATAATATTGTTGTGGTGCTTTAGTTTTTATTTCAGCCAATGATTCCCTTGCATTAGCATTATTAACTGTGTATTGAAGACTGGCTCTTATTATAAGAGTTTCAACTCGATTAGTACGGCTAACATAGTTAATATTCAATATAATATTTTGCATTTCCTTGGTGGTAATTTTATAAGTTAAACCATTACTGATTCTGTAATAAAATCTAAAATTACCTTTGGGAATATTAGAAAAGCTACCATCACCAAAAACTAGATCAACTTGATCGTTTTGTCTACTGTTAACTTGATATATGTTTCTGTTAATAGAATTATTGTATATTACGTTAACACCAGACACACTAGGAACTTCAGACCACAATGTATTTTCGTTACCGCTGCTGTTGATTTGATACAACCAGTGATCATCCTGATTAATATTTTGTGTATCAATGTTAACTACTCGATTAGGTAATGATTCATTAATAGGAAAATCAATGTTAGTCATTTGTCCTTGTTTGAACATCACAAAGAATCCGGTGTTAACACTGCTATTTCCTAGATTATCATTTCGATATACAACATTGAAAGTTTGATTGTTAACGGGTGATCGCTCATATAGATAATCTTTACCTACACTGGTTGCACTCACAGCTTCGAATATCATGTTTAAATCACTAACTGTAGCTGTAAATGGTATAAGAGGGGTAGCATTAGCATTTAAATTAACACTGTATTCCTCAGTTCGTACACCTAAAATTGTTTGTGTGTTTCCCGGACGACCTACAGTTTGACTGTTAACTAAAGATGCATTTAAAATACTTCTAAACTGGTCTTGCCAATTTTCGTTATTGCTGTCATTCCAAAAAATAGCGATATTAGCAAGATTAATGCCATCACTGTCTAAAACTGATTCAGTTGTAGCTATACTGTTTATTTTTAATAATCCGCTGCCACTTACTGTTCTTTTAGGGTTGTAATTAATTAGTTTGGCTAATTTAAGTACACTATCTCTACGTTCGGCAGTATCAATAAAGTTTTCTCTAGCATTTAAATCTGTTCTAAATGCTAAATTTTGCCCTAACCAAGCAATTAAGTCAATTAGTGCAATATATTCGCTGCTTTCGATATAATCGTTAAAATTCTCCGGGTAATAAACACGGAGATAGTCGATCATTGTTTTACGCAGAGTTTCAAAATCATAGCTTTGAAAATCCGCATTTTGGAAACTTTGATAAACACGTTTCCAATCCTCGGCAACTAAAGTTCGATTTTGTCTTGTTGTAATAGCCATAATTTAACTCTATTTAATATACTATTTATTGTGCTGCAGAACCACCGGTCATACGCTGATCAAAGTTTAATACCATTGTATCTAGCTCGTTGGTTTCCAAAACTCGTATTTCTAATTCAATTTGTAATCCATGCAGATATTCGTTTACCACTGCTTGTTCGATAGCAATTCTGGGATCTGAGGCAGCGATTCTTTGTATATCAGCATAAATGGACTGTTTTACTTCTTCGGTAAAGGGTTCAAACAATAAATTCCATATATTGGTTCCAAATTCAGGATTCATTATTCTCTCGCCTTTGCGAGTATAAAAATGATTAATTAAGTCTTGCTTAATTAATTCGTAATCGGTTAATCTAAAATTTTTAGGTTTAGCTACTGTGCTAAATCCACGATAAATTGTCATTTTTTATGCTCCTTTGCTGAGAACTTCCACACTGTATCTACCAAGATTATAATATTCGCCGCCGCCTACACCATTGGCATCTGCTCCTGTTCCTGTTTTTTTCCAGTTACTGGCACCACCGGCACCCAATAAATGTGAGACAGCCATCATTCCTGCGATAGTTGTTTTATCATCAGAAGGTTTAACTGCTTGTATTTTTACTAATGTGTTATAGTTTGCAGTTAATTGTTCAAACATTGCCGATTCTTGAATTTGTGTATTACGTAAGAAATCTTCTCTATTTTTAATTCCATCTTTACCAGTCCACGACTCAGGTCTTGTCAAAGCACCGTTACCATACGCTCTAACAGCATCTATCTTTATATAGCCTCGGTCAGCTAATGCTGCTGCACCAAATTGATATTTTCCAATATAACCCAATTGATTAATTGCGCTATAATTGTTAGTACTTTCCCTAAATCCCAGTTGTGCCATTAATGCTCTTGTATCGCTAGGAGTCAATGGACCTACACCACCAGGTGGGCTTGGTTGTGTAGTTATTGCACTGGGTGCTAATTTTTTGTTTAGTGGTTTGCCTGCTGCACTGGCCGGACCCGGACTATCACCTACCTGCACAGGATTTCCACTGCTGTCTAATACTGCAGCACCAGTAGATGTTTGTAATGTTGATGCTGCAGCAGAAACTCCGCGAACTGATGTAACATAGGGAGTTTTTGCTGAACTGATACCATCAAGATCTGTACCTTCACCACTTTGTCTAATGTATGGTTCATGTGTAGGAACAATACTAGCTATACTATTCAATGTTCCCGGACTCTGTGTCCATAACTGTTTAATAGAATCAAATTTAGTATCAGTTAATTTATAAAGAGTTAAACCATTGGGTTTAGCTATAGGATTACCTGAATTTAACAATACCCCGCCCGGTGCCTGTATTTTTGTTTCCTGATCAGCCAATGCTTCTATATTTGTAGAATAAAACTTAATATTGTTAGTTGTACTTGCATGTAATTCTTCAGATTCAGTTTTAATTTGATTTCTGGCTTTTATATTAACACTGCCGCCCGAATGAATATTCACATTGGAATCTGAATGAAGATTAATATCGCCTTCACTGCGAACATTAATACCAGTATTTGAATAGATATGTAAATTGCCTGAATCAGACAATTCAATCCAGACACTGCCAGTGCTATTACTGATGTACATAGTTTTGCCAGAATCATGCATAACAATTTGATGACCGGCCGATGTGCGTAATTTAATTAATTGATCATTGCCCTCTAATGTTCCGTCATCCATAACAAAAACGTGCCCGCCTTGTCTGGTTTTTATTTTGAAATCATCTTCGGTAGCAGTTCCTTCGTTGACTTTTTTAATTACACTTTGTTTATAGTTTTCATCCCAGGCAGGCTGACCCGGTGTACTAATACCAAAAACACTACTAGGAACTTCACGTTGACTTGAACTGGTATGTGTTCCTCTTACTGGATCATTTTCCAGTCCTTGTTCAATTAATCTTTTAAATTGAACTTGATGCAATGGTCTTGCATTATTTTTAATGTATCCAGGTTGTCGTTTAGCTGGATCATTTTCGCTGAACTCTAATGTAGGATATTGCGAATCTTTTACTGTTTGTTTTTTTACATCATCGGGCAATTCATTTTGTGTTTCAGATTCTGCCCATTTTGTTGATGCAGCTAGTCCAGGTACCATATTATGACTGACATGTGGGCTGATACAGGCAAACCAATATCCCCGATTCGGATCACCAGCCACAAAAGAAACTAGTACTTGATTTTCTAAATCCGGAGGAACGAACCACATTCCATACGTATGATTTACTGTTTTTATACTGCTTGAGGTCGACTGATTATCTTGAAAAGTCGATCCAATAAAAGGACTAGCATAATTAACTGTAATCCAATTTTGACTTTGTGTTTCGTCGCCGCCAAAGTCGGGAATATAAACTTGTAGTCTACCTTTACGTAAAGGATCAAGATTGTTTTTTATAATACCAATGTAAGGCCCGGTATCTAGTCTTACAGTTGCCCGATCTCTTTGACTAAACTCAGCAGGGTTTTTTCCAATTCTTCTATCAATACTCATCGATTATCCTCCAGCGGTGGTTGAAGTTGAGTCTTCCAGTGAAGGTGTAACCGAACCCGGTGGAACACCAAATGCCGCACTAAGTCTTTCATTTAATCTTCTATTGGAGGCTACCTGTTCTTCGGTAATAGCATCGGGATCACCGGCTTGATTTTGTATTCGTAGTGCCTCGAGTCGATCTCGATCTTCAACCCCAGGTGTGGGTGGTGTTTCGTTAGGATTAGTATTTGGATCTGAGTCAAGTCTAGTTGTACCGAGATTGGCTACCGCTACAGGTTTAGATATAGTGGGATTAATCGATGCACCAGTTGGTGATCC